TGCAGAGTGTCGCTGAGACAATTTTTGTTCAAGGCGAACCTGCAATCTCCACCATCAAACGCTGAGGTATTTAATTATGAAACATCGTGTCACCTGTATGGTCAGTGGTCAAACATTCTATGTGGAATGTTATGCTCGCAATCGTCAAGAAGCAATTCAGGTTGCTCTTTCTCAATATCCAAATGCCCGTGTAATGTCCTCTACAATTGTGTTTTAATGAATAATGTACAAAATGAAACTCTTCTAAATCCAACACCAGGAGATCCTAATGGATATGTAACCAAAAATGGTGAATGGGTAGCAGTTCCCTGTGGAAAGAAGTTTGTAATTCTTCACGAAGGGCAACAAGTTCACACTTGCAACAATTATAAGTCCGCAAAAACCTACATTCAAAAGTCCGCAAAAGGTGCATCGCTTTCTTCACTGGATAAGTTTCTATGACTCAACTATTCACTTGCACCTCTGATGCTCCTTATGATAAGCACGACTATGAAGTTGTGCTGAAAAATAGCAAAAAGGTATTTTTCGACAATTGGGAGGACACTCAGGTGTATTGGTATCAAAACAGTCAGATTCCAGATTTTTTAGATGTTATAATCGTCAAAGATAAACAAAAAGTTAAGAGTAAGGGATTTGCCCAATAAATAATCTTTAAGAATCAAAGAGATCGATGATTGCTCTATTTCTTACTACAACGATTACTTGTAGTCAAGCACAAAACATTTTGAGTCGCATTCAATCTCAAAGAAATTTGCCAAATTATATTAAAACTGAACTTATTGAAGAAATAAAAAAAGTAATTCCAACCTGTCCCGTGAAGATTAAAAAAGATTAAAATGACTCCTCTATACATTTACTTCATTATATTCTTTTGTATTGGATATTTGATTGTTACAGACCAATCAGTAGCGAGAGCATTTTATATGCTGACTCAACTTGCTAGAGTTCAATACGAAAAAACAAAGTGGTGGATACTTCACAATCCTGCAAATCCGATTGTGAAGTATTTAATGTGGAGACGAGCATATAAACTTGCAAAAGAGATGCAAAAAGAGATAGAATTTAAAAATAAATAACTCAAATCTAAAAAAACTTATGCTTTCTACAAAATATCGTTTTCGCCTTGAATTTATTTGTGACAGAATTGTAAATGGTGGGGAAGTAACTCTGGAAGATATGATCTGGGCAGAAAAACTTGCAAAAGCAAATCGTTCTGCCGCTACAATACTCCGTCAGGCAAGACGAAAGGCATCAAATCCCAATATGAAAGAAGGAAGTCTGGATGAATTTTTAAATATTATGGATTTGGGGCATCCTGACCCATCAGAGCACCGTACAAGGTTTGATGGTCCGGATGATATTGCAGATTTTTTTAGAACTGATGATGATATGAGGAGAGACTGATGAAACTTTTTAACTATGGAGTGAGAGATGATTATGGTAAAGAGTATTATTTTACTCTCTGTACCACAAAACATTATTCGCTTCTTCAATTTGCAATTGATTGTGGTGAATATGGAAAATGGATTGAGTTTCCTTATTTGCAAATCTCTATGGGATATGGTAAACTGTTCTCCTGCCTGTTCTCTATTGGTAGAGTAGGATTTACTTTTGATATTGCTGGTCGTAACTGGCGTGATGAGTTATTTTATGGTCAAAAAAATGAATTGGTTTGAGTATTATTTCGGTCACTGCCTGCAAACTGGTTGGCGTGAGATTGGAAACAATTTCAAGATGTGGCGAGATCTCATCAGTGGAAACTATAAGGACTATGCTCTTTTAAAAAATGATGACCCATATGAAGAATGTTATAATTGGTTCTGGACTTCTATCAACCTTGATGAAACCCTTCCCAAAGAGTTTCTTGAGTACCTGATGGAAATGTGCGACAGAATCGATCGTGGTGAAGAAAAAGTATATCCTCTTGATGAAGATTTCTTTGATAGAATTAAAGAACTTACTGATGATGTGGAGTTAAATGATGAAGACTTTACCTGATAAAAGAGAACTGGATATAATTTGGGCAGTGGCAACTAGTTCCGCAATAGAAACAAGAGAAAAACCACACCTTATTTTTGCTAGACTTTTATATAATGACCTAACTGATAAAGACATAGGTGTAAAGTTGGGGGATAAGTGAGGACACTTGAAGAACTGGCACAAGGACACTTCAAAGTTTCCTATGATGCCCTATAATACTCTCGTACAACAACAGACCAATGACTTACAAAGCAACCCTGAAAGTTCAGTTTGATTCTGAATGGACTTCCACCAATTATAGTAGTGGTTTTGATGATACGGTGCTCCCTGAAGAGCATTATACTTTTCAGGTTCCTGCCGAAGACCTTAACATTTATCAACTGTTTCGCTTCTTTGAGACTGTTGCTCGTGCAATGGGTCACAGTGAAATCAGCATTATGAAAGGTAGTTGTGGTCTTGCATTTGGTGAAGAGAAAAGTGTAGAAAATATGCGTAAGGTTGCTGATGAGTTTGAACTGACTTTGGGTGAAGACCTGAAGAAGAAGTTTGATGATATGCGAGAAGCAGAAGAAGAGTGGGCACGACTTAAAAAAGGTCCTATGGGAACTGTTCTGACTGATGAGAAAGACCAATGCGACGAGTAATCGTAAAACCCAAGTCCAGCAAAGCGAAGAACCGTCTTGCTAATACTATGGACAACAATCCTGTTTGTATTGTAGAACAGGACACTGGTGGTGAATTGTTCCTTGCTTCTGAAAATCGCAAGTACTTCTTCTGGGTTAGTACTCGTACTGGTACTAACCGTTTTGGTGACAAATCTGACGCACATTGGGAGGTTATTGAATGAGTTTCTCTAAAACTGTTTCTGTTTTTGCTGCTCTTGCAAGTATCTTTGCTGCGGGAGCAACTGGTTGGAAACTGGCAGATTCTCAGAAAGAAGTTCCTTTGAGTCCACTGGATCAAAAGGTAATGGAACTGGAAAAGAAACTGGATCAAGCACAACAACCTCAAGTTGCTCCAGAACCTGTAAATCTCCCACAACCTACAGTTCAAACAGTAGCACCACAACCTAACGTACTTCCTGCTCCAACACCCCCTCCTCCTGTTCCAGATGTCACTCCTTGATACTCTCAACTACTTCATACAAGACCAAGAAGGGCACCTACAATGCCTTGAATGGGACATTAGGGAAGAAACCAATTATGAGAACAATGACATTGATTGGTATTGTGAACAGTATGATGAAGCAAAACAACGAATAGAAGACCTTAAACAAATCAAATCCATTATTGAGGCACAACAATGACCTACGACCAACTCTACGAGCACATTCTTGGTTATGTTGCTCAACCACTGGATGATAAGCGTAAAGCATGTCTAATCCTTGGTGCTGTGATGGAATTTAACCTTGATTGTCTTGATGAAGGTGTAGATCCACGAACACTTGATATGACTGGTTTTATGAATGAAAAACTTGATGAAATTGGAGCAGAAAAATGACCTATCTTATTACCTTCTACTACAAGAATGATTTAGAGAAACGATATCAAAGGCATAAAACTATGCCAATGGCAATCGCAACTGCTAATCTTCTGATTGCTTACGGAGATTATGTGATTGATAGTATTATTACTGAATATGGAGAAGAATCTTGAACAACTGGCACATACGGACTTGATTTTGTTTTGTGTTTATGGTATTATAGTCTTATAAAGAAAGGAGGAAGAACCATTTCGGGAGGACACTTCAACGACTGCGGTTACGAATACTACAATGTAGCACAATTTGCTGATGAACTTGAAGCAGAAGTTAGTAACAACTTTGAGGAAGATGAGTATGGTTTTGCTCACGAATATTCACCAGAAGTTTGTGAATATCTGTTAGAGCAGGTTACTAAGATGCGTAAGATGGCAGAGATTATGAGGCATATTGATTACCTTTATTCGGGTGATCATGGTGAGGATAGTTTCATGGAACGTGTCAAAGAAATAGAAGAGAAGTATGAATAAGGACGCATACTACGACTGGATTGCTGAAAACGATACTTATCCAACGCACAACCATAAGTGGATAGTGGGACTTTATAACAAATATGAAGGTGTAGAAGCACTTCACCGATACTTTGGAGTTTTTGAAACTCAAAATGAAGCACGGGTATTCGCAGCAGATTATAGAGACAAATACACAAAACCGGGATTTATTTCAAAAGTAAGAGTGTTCCCCCTATGTGAGGTAGTAAAATGAGTTTTCGTTGGATGACACCTAAAGACCTTTCTGCTGCCATAAGAGCACAGAATATTCTCAACTCAAGAGTAAAACGAGGAGAGATTGAAGCACCAGCGCATACTGCTTATGTTGTGTGTGGGTGTGCTGAGGAAGGTTGTGGATTTATTACTTGTATAAAGAAGGACACTTGAAGAACCGGCACAAGAGCATTCCACAGATGCCTCCTGATGCCCTATAATACTCTCATACACACAAAGGACTGATGACTGAACAGGACATTATTGCAGATGAAGAAATCCTTGAACTTGCTGAACAGTATATGGATGTGTTTCCAGATGATTATACTGCAACTAAAGAACAACTAATCGCTTTTGCTCACCGAATTGCTCTTATTGCTTATGACCTAGGTTCTATGGAAAATGTGGTTATTATTACAGAATTTTCGGAGGACACTTGAAGAACTGGCACAAGAGCATTCCACAGGTGCCCTTTTTGCCCTATAATACTCTCATACACAACAAACACATTATGTTTTTTGCCATCAAACTGAAAGATTTTGATTTGTGGTTGGGTAAAAAAAATCTTTCTTACTTTATAACAGACGATGCTCGTTTCACACTTAAACCAGAAAAAGAAACTATGGAATGTGTATTAAGGATGGGAGTTTCTGAAAAACGACGGAGAGTATTTTCATCCACTGATGAAATTCGTCGTTCTCTTAGATGTTGTAACAAAGAAACCGTTGTTAAAATCCTTCCTGCTTCTCCAGTTTTGCTTAACTTTGAGGTTTTGGTGCAGGGAAATTCTTTGGGTAAATTTAGTAAATTTGTTGTTGTTGATTTGACTAATGATAAAACATATCCACTTGATGATGTGATAAGTGGTCTTGTTTGAGACCACTTGAAGAACTGGCACAGGGCATCTCCACAGGTGCCCTTTTTGGTCTATAATGACTTCATACACATAGAAACCTTATGATTGACTTTACAAAACTTACAGACGAAGAGTTACTTCAACATCGAAATGATATTAATGATTATATTCAAAATATAAAAATAAAAGAACCCAATTTTCATCTACACAAATCAATTCAAATTGAACATACTTCCTGTGTAAATTCGGATACTTTTATTCCAAATCTTGAGTTTAAGATTTCTGTAAATAAAGAAGATGTGGAACACTTTAGACATTTGTGGGAAGAATATTACAATAAACAAAATCAATTTTATAGATATCATCGTTCACTTCCACCAGAAAAACAAGTAACAGTTGATATTAAACACGAAATAGAAAGACAATTTGTGGATTATCTCGATTCCTTATTTCCTGTTGTTCATTATGGGTGATGACACTTGACGAACTGGTACAAGACCCCACCAATCCCCCTGTGGATGCCTTATAATACTCTCATACACAAAGGAACTCCAAATGCTTGATGCCTTTACTGATTATCCCATTCCATCTTATGGTGATGTTGCGGGAGAAAAAGCACCTATTCGTAAGGCAACAATCCTGACTTATGATAGAAATAAGTATTGTGATGTTCTTGTTTATCAAGTAGATGAAGATGGTGATTTGAGAGGAACTGTTGTGAATTTCAAGCAGTTCTATCTCTATAAAAATGAAGCACGACTTGATGATGGTATTCAATTTACCGATGAAGAACTGAAAACTCTTCCTTGGACTGAAGTGAGTTTTCCTCATTCTATTTAATATAATACTCTCATAGACAACAAACCGATGACCGACTTCTACAGACTTATTCCTGGAACTGAAATTCTTCATAGCACCACTGATGTTTATGAACTCACTGATGAAGCAGAAGGTGTAACTCATACTGCAAAACTTCAAGCAGATAATGGTGGAGTGTATATTGAATACACTGAAAAGAACCACGATTCAACAACTAAAAGTATCACCGAATGTGTGTCTATTGGGAACAAACAACTTGCGATCGTAGTTGCTCGTCGTATTCTTGAACTTTATGATGTAAAAGAATGAACTATCTCTGCCTTGTTGATGGTGTTGTAGAATACGGCAGTACAGACCTCAACCAATTCAATCATTACCGTATGGTGTATGCCGAAGAACACCAAGATGCTGATGTTCAGTATCTCACACTGACTGATGAAGCATACAATGAACTATTCCCTTTTGAGGATGAAGAATGACTGACACCTGGAAGAAGTGGAACATCTATACTTCAATTCATCTCTTTGAATATTGTGTGTATTCTTGGAGAAATCATATGTGGAACCATCTTGATGGATATCCTAATGAAGAAAGAATGAGAAACTTGTTCTGGTATTATCTAAACTACGGCAACACAAACACTTATTATGAACTGAAATGAAACTCAAAAATCTTCTACTTGCCATTCCACTTCAATTTCCACTTTTGTTTGCCCTTGTGTTTGGAGTTCATTCCCTCACAGGGTTGAGTATCTGGTGGTGTGTTTCTATTGCTTTCGTTCTTAATGTGATGTATGATGCTGGTGAAAATATTCGGAGGGGTGGAAAATGACTAAAATCCAACTCAAAGCAATCACAGTTACATACACCCGAACTCTCACAGTTTCTCCCACAACTGAAATGTTTGAAGACTGGGAGGATTATCCAGACCAAGAAGGATTTGAGAGTTTAGTGCTTAATGAATTGTTTGATAAAATCCATTATGAGATGGGAGGACCTGCAAACCCTATGCCTTATACTAATGTAGAACAGTTTGAAACCGTTGAGATTGACTGGGAGGGTGATGAAGAGGAGGATGAAGAATGATTGAAGCAATTGAAGTCGCACTTTATCATGGAAACATTCTCTGTGCCTTTTCTACCCGTGAAGATTGTAAAACCTTCATCAAGGAAAAATACCCTGATATTGACCCCTTTGAGGTTCAACTAAAAACTCAATACATTAGTGATTACAAACCTTCTGGATACTTTGACCGATGACTAAACCTTATCTTTTGATTGCTGGGGACAACTATTACCCTTCTGCTTATACTGGTGATTGGATTGCTTGTTATGAAACTAAAGAGGAAGCACAAGAAAAATGGGAGGAAATATCATCAAAATCAAAGTATAGATATGACTGGTATGAAATCGTTGATTTGAGAAAGTGGATGGAAGATACTACATTTGATACTTTTGGAACTACTGGACTTATTGGAGACCCACAGTGAAATTTTTTCAATATGACAAAAAAGTTTGGGACGATGGTGATGCCGACTACACTTGGCAGTTTGGCATCATCAACAATTGTTCATTACTTTGGGTGAATTATGAGAACCCCAGTAGGTTAGTTCATAGTAATGGTGGATTACACATCTTACTCTCATTTCTTACTTCTTCTTCTTTTCTTGGAGTAGATTTTCAAGTTGGTAAGATTGGTTTAAGTTTTAACTTTTTCACAGAATACTTTGATGGGTGGGAAAAATGACCGAAGAATGTTTTGGTAGTTGTGAAGAACACATTGGAAAAATTCAATATGTAAATGTAAAAGACCCCAGAACAGGATATGATTGGGGAGAGTTCTATTATTGTGAGGAAGCAATCAAATGTGATACGGATAATGGACTTGTTGTTACTATTTTAAATGAAGAAGAATGACTGAAATACCAATAGGTTCTAAATGGAAACATAAGAACTTTAATGATGTTTATGTTGTAATGGAGCAGTATTCTCATAGAGTTGTTCTTCAACACGAACTTACTGGAACAAGTATCAAACTCACAGTAGGACATCTAAATCCAGATGGTTTTGCTGATTATGAAAGG